GAAACATATCAAAGAGTTTTTACACAAGGAGATGGTGTGAAAGTATTAGAGGATTTAGAACTTAGGTTTCATATCCATAATACAACAATGGATAATGACATAAACAATTTGGCTTACTTAGAAGGTCAAAGAACTGTCATTCTCTTTTTAAAAAACATGATCAAAGGAGAAGTTAATAATGGTAGAAGAAAACCAGGTAGCGGAACAACAACCAATAAATCCGTCTGAGCCTACTGAAATAAACTGGAGAGATCAACTTCCAGAAGATTTAAAAAATGATCCATCTATGAAATCAATTATAGATATACCAGGTCTAGCAAAGTCTTATGTCAATGCTCAAAAATTTATTGGAGCTGATAAGATTGCTGTACCTACAGAACACGCAACACCAGAAGATATTCAACAGTTTCAAGAGCAAGTGTACTCAAAGATGGGTAGACCAGCAACAGCTGATGAATATACTATTGAAGGTGAAGCATCAGATATGATTACAAACTTTAAACCTTTAGCACATGAACTTGGTTTAAATAATAATCAAGTCTCTAAGCTCGTAAGTTTTTATAATGAAGCACAAGAACAAGCATCAACAAATGCTAGTGTTGATATAGAAACACAACGATCAGAGACAGAAACTTTACTAAGAAAAGAATATGGTAAGGCTTATGATCAAAAATTAAGTTCTGCCATGCGATTAGCACAAAATGTTTTTAGCAAAGAACAATTAGATAGTATTGTTTTAGCTGACGGATCATCTCTTGGTAATAACCCAGATTTAATAAAAGGATTTGTTAAACTTGCTGGAATGGTTGGTGAAGATGCACCTATCAATACTCCGCAAGATAATGTCTTTACTCCAGACGAAGCACAAAGAAAAATTGATGCTTATATGGTGCCTGGTTCCCCCTACTGGGATAAGAACCATCCAAACCATGACAGAGCTGTGCAAGATGTCTATGAGTTAAGACAAATGATTTATCCAGACGAAGAATAAATTCCTAGGCAGATATTGCCTGGATTATGAAGGTAGCCACAATGTGGTCTTTAAAGACAGCTTGAAAGTAAGCAAACCAAAAGTTTTAAAATCCAAGACAAGTCGATTTATCGGTAGCTAGTCTGATCTTTCAATCAACACAAACACAAAGGAGAAAGACTTATGTCAAGTCAAATAACAACTTCTTTTGTCGAGCAGTATAAGAACAATGTTCAGTTACTGTCTCAGTCAATGGGAAGTAAACTCAGAGGTGCTGTTGATGTGGAAACAATCCAAGCTAATAATGCTTTTTTTGAACAAATTGGAGCAACTGCTGCAATCAAAAGAACATCAAGACATGGAGATACACCACAGATCGACACCCCTCACGCAAGAAGAAGAGTAAGCCTTGAAGATTACGAATGGGCGGACTTAATCGATACTACTGATAAAGTAAGAATGCTAATTGATCCAACATCCTCTTATGCAAAAGCTGCTGCTGCTGCAATGGGAAGATCTATGGATGATGTTATCATTTCAGCTTTAGGCGGAACAGCAAGTACTGGTGTTTCTGGCGGTACTTCTACTGCATTACCATCAGCACAAAAACCATTTAGTTCATCTCAATCAGATGGAATGACAGTTGCAAAACTATTAGAAGCTAAAAAACTAATGGATGCAGCAGATGTCGATCCTTCTATTAGAAGATATGTGGTTTGTTCACCAACTCAAATTCAAGATTTATTGAATACAACTGAGGTAAAAAGTTCTGACTTTAATACAGTTAAGGCTTTAGCACAGGGATCAATCAATTCATTCTTAGGATTTGATTTTATTATGTCTAACAGATTATCTTTAGACGCTACTAACACAGACGACAGACTTTGTTATGCTTTCACACAAGATGCAATTAAACTTGCTATTGGTAAAGATGTGATGGCAAAGATTTCTGAAAGAGCTGACAAGAGTTATAGTACACAAGTTTACTATTGCATGAGCATCGGAGCGGTGCGTATGGAAGAAGTTAAAGTTGTCGAAATAGCTTGTGATGAATAGGAGTAAAAAATGGCTAGTGTAAAAGGAACAGAACTAACTAACATTGATGCAACTCCTACAGTTAAAATATCTAGTGAAGTCGCTGGAGGAAAGCTACGAGTATTTCATGGTACTTACGAAGCAGCTTCTCTTGCAAGTGGCTCAGACATCTCTATTGCTAGAATACCAACCAATGCGACTATCCACGATGTCATCCTTAAATGTGATGCACTTGGTGGATCGTCAACATTAAAAGTTGGTACAGCTGATGACGATGATTTATTCATTGCCGCAACTGGCACATGGAATGTCGCTGGACAAACTCAGTCTATTTTAGCTGGATCATCAACAGGTGCGCCTATAGCAACTATTACTGGTGTAGGACACAGAACAACAGCTGTCACAGATGTGATTATTACAACTGGTGGTGCAACCATTAGTGGTTCTATCAAATGTCTTGTGATTTATAGCGTAGAATAAAATAGGAGAAGAGATGGCATCTACAGTAGATATATGTAATTCAGCTTTAAATATGTTAGGCGGAGCTACGATTATCTCCCTTACTGAAAACTCAAAGAATGGTCGCTTATGCAACCAAAGATACGAGCCAGTAAGGGATGCCATCTTTCGTTCACATCCCTGGAACTGTTTAATTAAAAGAACTGATTTAGCAGCTAATACTGAAACACCTAACTTTCAATGGAAGTTTCAATATACATTACCAGCGGATTGTATAAGAGTTTTAAGAACTGAAAATTCTAATTTATCGAATGAAGAGCAATATAGAATAGAAGGTAGAAATTTACTAACAGATCAAAGCACCATAAAAATTCAATATGTCGCTAAGATTACAGACACAACAAAATACGACACACTACTTATAGAAACAATAAGTGCCAGACTTGCAGCAGAACTTTGTTATCCTATTACTCAATCATCAACACTTATGGATCGTATGTTTGCTCTCTATGATGCAAAACTAAAAGAAGCCAGATTTGCTGATGCTACAGAAGGATCATCAGATGATGATAACAGATTACAAGCTGGTGACTTTATTAATGCGAGGTTATAGTGCCTAGATCAACATTTGCTTTTTCTAATTTTACTGGTGGTGAACTATCACCAAGGTTAGATGGAAGAACAGATTTACAAAAGTATTATCAAGGTTGTAAGACTTTAGAAAACATGGTGGTACATCCTCATGGTGGTGCTACTCGTAGACCAGGTACACAATTTATTAGTGAAGTAAAAACTTCTGCTAATACGACTAGACTTATACCTTTTGAATTTTCTACTACACAAACTTATGTTTTAGAGTTTGGAAACTTGTATATGCGAGTTCATAAAGATGGCGGTCAAGTATTAGAGGGTAATAAAACTATATCTGCTATAACAAAAGCTAATCCAGCAGTCGTGACTGCAAACAGTCATGGATATAGTAATGGTGATACAGTTATTATTACAAGTGTTGCTGGTATGACAGAAGTGAATGGCAAAACTTTTTTAGTAGCTGATAAAACAACCAATACTTTTGAATTACAAAATGTTGATGGTACTGATATCAACTCTTCTAATTTTACAACTTATACTTCTGGTGGAGTAGTGAATAAAGTTTTTGAACTCACGACACCTTATACTTCTTCACAAGTATTTGATCTTAAATTTGCTCAATCAGCTGATGTCATGTTTATGTGTCATCCGTTGCACGAAGCATCAAAGTTATCAAGAACTGGACATACATCTTGGACTTTAGATGAAATAGCTTTTGATGGTGCTGCTTTATTAGATGCTAATACAACAGCAACAACTTTAACACCAGCATCTGCATCAACTGGTACTGGTGTCAATATTACTGCCTCTGCCACAACTGGTATCAATAATGATCAAGGTTGGTTAGCAACAGATGTTGGAAGAACAATAAAATTTAATTCTGGTGTTGCAAAAATTACAGCCAGAACAAATGCAACAGTTGCTGTCTGTACAATTACAACTGCGTTTGCTAATACCAATGCAACTGCTAGTTTTCAACTTGGTGCATTTTCTGACACAACAGGACATCCTTCTTGTGTAACTTTTTTTGAACAACGAT